GTAGGTAACACCTACAATGACAACCCTATCGACCTTGGTGCATATGTTGATGCACTGGGTAAGTCGGTTCTCCGAATTCATCGAGTATCGGTCAAGTATCCACGTGTTGGCCCTAGTGCGCAAGCAAACGCCCACACATCCATGGTTGAATTCCAACTAACAACACAACGGCAAACCATCATTGTAGACCTTGATGATAAGTCTCTTATCGCTTCCGGATCACTTCAAGTGGGTTATGGCGTTCCTTCTGGTACTCCTTCTCTAGCCCCTCCAACATGTTTCAACACTGATGTTGACACATCTCCAGACGTATTTACCAACGGTTATTTGGTTGGCGTTGAACAGATCTACCTTGCTGGACAGACAGCCAACGAGGATGACTTTGGTACAACTCGTACTGTTGAGATTATGATGGAATGCACCGTTGAAACTCTTTCTCAGTCTGGTGCTATGGCACTCGCACTCTCACAACAATGAGGTGCTTAATTGAAGATTCACGGTAAATACTGCGGCCCCAACTGGACTCATGGTCGATCAGTCCCAGCGTCTGATTATGATCAGTATCCAGAGGTACGCCCTATTGACCGTTTAGACCGCGCATGTCAAGCACATGACAAAGATTGTTCACAAGGCGGTTGCTCTGCGAAAGGAGACCTTGCATTGAGGGATGTGGCTCTAGCAGTTGCGGTTTCCAGTCCTGACATACAACTCAGAGCAACCGCCACCTTGATCGCACTTGCTATGAGTGGATCAGCCCCTACTAGGAGTCGATGAAAATGGATAATGAATTACTTAAGCAACTTTTGATAATGCAAAACCCGCAATTAGCGCCCCTCCTCGAAATGATGAGTTCTGCAGCTGCAAGCGAGGTAAAACCAAAGAAACGGAAAGTTTCTGCATATTCCCGTCGTTATGGATCTGCATACAAGCGATTGCGTAAGCGACACACACTCAAGAACGGCAAGTATCGCAAGGGATACAACCACAAGCGACTAGTCAAACTCGCACACAAAGAAGCAAAGCGAGGCGGTAAGAAGTGAGTCGCACCAGAACGCTAAGAGGTCGTGCGGATCATGACACAATCAAACACCTCATCATCGATGATGGCAACTTGAATCATGCATTCAAGGTACTTGAGTTCAAAGTGTTCTCCTCTTATCCACTCACAGGAAATGCAGATGCATGGGCGACTCTAGCAGTAAATGAGGAGGGCGCAGTGGTATGGGATGCATCGAACAACGGCCAAATCGGTTGGTCAGGTCAAGCCATACGCGACGCAGATGGCCCCATGAATGAATTCAGTCTTATTGATCCGGATCACATTATTGTTCGAGATTTGTATTTGTACGGTCAAAGTGGATTGGGTGACAATTTCAACTACTTTGTACGATTAGAAACCGTGTCATTGTCTGATGATGAATCTATAATGGCACTGATCAAGGAGAGTAACCAAGATGTCTGATGAAACTGAATCGAAAACTGAATCTCGAACAACTCGTTTTGCTCAATGGCTTATGGATCGAGAAAGCAAGCGTCAAGACAAAGAATCCAATCTCGAAGGAATGATTCGATTGAATCTCTTTCTTTCAGTGTGTACTTTGGTTGCGGTGGCTGGAACGACTGTTTCTCACTATCTCATGATGGCCTACACATGGCTATAAGAGTTTGAATCAAGTTGTATTCAGCATCGAATTGATCGAATCTAGACTGTAACGTCGCAAGAAGTTGCATGATTGGAACATCGGCAAGTGAAAAGTCTTCAGCGCCATTCAAATGTTTTCGTACTGCGACGCAAACTTCCTTTGATTGATTGACTTTCTTGGCAAGTTGTATCACAAGGTCATAGTCCATGCTGTATGTGCGGTTGACTTTCATCTAATCACCGTCTCTAACAAGCATGTTGTGTTGACTTCGTTGCTACATTCCCAACAAGTCCACCTCATAATTCCCCGATCAACATAGAATTGTCTATCATATCTCATCATTGAACCACATTGACATTCAATTTTGAATGTATAACTCATCCTTGACACCTCCGACATTGTGAGACGATTGACATATTGATGGGACAATTGACCTCAACCTTTGGTGATCGGGACACATTTGTGACCATAACCATTGCATTTCGACACTTCCAGACCTCAAAACATGTGTTGCATACTACGCACATACTATTGCGAGGTAGCGGTTACTTATGTAAGTAGTGGAAGAAATGAGGCAAACCGTGGTGATTCATGGGGCAGTACCCCATTTTCACCAGCAGACCGGTGGCGATGTTCAAGACTAGGGGAGACCATACTACAATAAACCCTACCCTATTCCTATAGGTTATGGCAAAGAGTGATTCTTTCTTTATCCGATCCAAAGTAACCGTAGGTAACACCTACAATGACAACCCTATCGACCTTGGTGCATATGTTGATGCACTGGGTAAGTCGGTTCTCCGAATTCATCGAGTATCGGTCAAGTATCCACGTGTTGGCCCTAGTGCGCAAGCAA